AGCCACTGTAGCCCGAGTAGCCAGAAAGGCCGCTGTAACCAGACGTTCCGTTAGTTCCTGTCCCGCCACTATATCCACTAAAGCCGCTAAAACCACTAAAACCAGATGCGCCGGTAGAAGATGTCCAGTAAAAGCCACTACCGTTCCATCCAAGATAAGTGCCAGACACACTTGGTGCGGCCATAAACACAGTGGAGCTTACACCGTTTTGGTAAGGGATTTGGCCTGATGTGCCACCCGATAGATTGCCTGCTGCCGCAGCGCCAGCTGCGGAGGCAAGCAGTGTTACTGCGCCGCTGGTGTTCTTAAAGTACATCTTGCCGTCGGTGATGTTAAGTGCCAGCTCACCGTTTACAAGGTTGCCTGCCGTCGGGGCAACCCCAGAGGTGGCGCTGTAGTACAACGAAATTGGTGTGTAGCCGGATTGGGCCATGTTTTATTCCTTTAGGTGCTCTAATATTTCTTTTGGTTTTACAAAGCGATCGTTACTGTGTTCGGTGGCCTCCCACCATATAAACTGATTTTCTACTAAACATGATCGGTCTTTTAGTAGGTTAATATTTTCTGGGTGTCCAAATATCAGCGGATCAGATGGCCCCCATAATACGATGCCGGGTACTCCTTCATCCCAAGCTAAATGTTGAAAAAAACTATCTACTCCAATCCATGTCTTACATTGCCATAGTAATTCTCGCAAAGCTGGAATCGGTAAATTCTTTCTAAAATCTGGTACTAATTGCTTTTCACCCTCAACGCCAATTTGCACAACATGTATAGTTTTTTGCAATTCTTGTACAAGTTGTTCCCAATATGGATAGTTTTTTGGGTTTTCTTTATTTGTTCTTAGTTTTTGTGCATACGGGGAGATGATAATCATAAGTACATCTTCCGGTATGCTTTTTCTAAACTATCTTTCCACTTCCACTGGTTCATCTTCTTGTAGACGTTCCACGGGTCAAGATCACCAAATAGCTGCACTGCCTCTGCTATTGACCTGCCGGGAACCACTTCAGGGTAACAACTAAAAACTTCAGCGTTAGGTATTGAAGGAAGTATGCGGCTGAATACAATATGGTCACCAAGGCCACAATTGAGAACCACAATGGTACGATCACGGTACTGCAAAATATTTCTAAAAATCTGCTCATCATGCTCATACATTTCCTTCCTTGTCTCGCTACGAATCCCGCCGTCAGGATTCTTCATGTGCCAGGTAATGGCGTTTGGTACTACTAAAATGCTGTAACCTTTTTGCTGCAGCTGAAAAGTAAACAACGTCTCTTCTCTGTGCGCTACCCTAGATAGTCCTAAATTATAATCTGCCACACCAGCACGATATAAAAATGAACAGTGTAGATGATCAACTTCTTGGGCTACATTAAACTTGCCCCACTGGATGTTTGGTTCTGAATCAATGTTATCAATTCGTCCAGTTATGCCAGCGGTGTTTGGTATGTTTGGTGGTGTCCAAATATGACTACCCACAGCACCCAAATCGGGCCACATATCAATCCAACGATACAACTCTTCTAGTACATTGTACTCAGGTACCGCGTCATCGTCAACGCGCCAAACCCAATCAAAACCCGCTAGGTTGGCTCGTTGGTGGATGTGGTGCTGACCTTTTTTGTCAGCGTACTGCCACTCCCATGCAACACCCTTAATATCTAACATCTGAAAAAAGTGCTGGTACAAAAACTCTTTTCGCATGTCCTGCGGCTCGTCATTGTCATCGTAGACAATCAGCTTATCAACCGGCTTGGATTGGTTAATGATGGCATTTAATACTAAGGGCAGTGTTGTGAAGTACCTACCCCGTGTTGCCACGGAACATAGTACTTTACTCATTGTCCCACCTGCAGATCATCAAGTTGCCCGGATTGCTCTGGTCTACTTGGCGCATTACCGAGGAAATGTTACCCTCAAAGTCGATGTACTCAAACGTAAATCCAGGGAAGTCTTTTTCAGTCAACCCATGCAGCTTGTGGTGCTCTCCCCAGAAGCCTTTTGGCTCGTTGTGAGGCACGGTAATTAAAAGGCGTTTGCAGTGCCCTTTTAGCCTCTCTACGACTTGTAGGCCGTTGTCTAGGTGCTCCACTACCTCGAACGCTATAATCGTGCCATAGCGCCCCAAATCAAACGTATTGATGTCAGCTTGGTAAAACGTTGCGTTATCAGACCACTGTTGTTCTTTGGCTACGTTTATAATAATTGGGTCGTAGTCCAAACCCATGTAGGCTTGCGTGTTTAAAAACTGGTAACCGTAGCCTGTAGAGCATCCAATCTCAAGCACCGAGCCCGGTAGTACGTTTTTCCCTGCCCACTCGTATCTTTGGGTTTCACGGGGAAACACTGGATCACCTTTGAGGAATACTGCCCGCTCGTAGTTGTTTGACAGGCGCCAGCGGTACCAGTCTAAGTTGTATTGCTTTGCTAACCGAAGTTCGTTTAGCAAAAACTTGTTGCCCCAGTCTTGTACCAGCTGCGGGTCGTGCATCGTGCCCTCGGCCTTGTGGTAGATTGGAAACTGACCATTATCCCAGTTTGCGTCCATCGTAAACCCAGCATCTTGGGCTTTTAGGCAAAACTCAATGTCCTCACAGCCACCGGTGCTGTATTCTTCGTTAAGGTAGCCAATGGTTTTAAACACCTTGGCGTCAATTAACACGCAGAAGAACACCGCAAAACGACGCTGGGTAATGGGTGAGAACTGCGTCCACACAGAGCAAATATCAGCACCACTGTCTAACTTCTCAATCCAATTTGGCCCCAATAGCTGGGTGTCGTTGTTAAGGAGGATGATTTTGTCCCCCTTAGCCTTTTTAATGCCCCTGTTTGTAGCCACTGCAAACCCAGCGGGTGCCGGATCCCAAATAGCATCAAAGTGGGGTATTGCGCTTGCCAGATAGTTAATGTACTTATCTGTGTTATCTGTACACCCGTTGGCGCTGATAATCAGCTCTACATCGGTCAAGTCGGTGTACTTAATAATCGAGTCTACACACGGCTTTAAGTACTTCTCACAATTATTGTAAGTTGGTATTACAATGCTGTATTTCATATTTTCCTTACGGGTTCGTACGAACCTATATTATATCATCTTACTACCACTAATACGCAAAAAAGTAAAAAATTGACTATCGTTTATCAAATAAATTTAAAAAGTTTGACAGGTTTGACGAGATAAACCAGCCTGTGTTATTTCCAGAATCGGTGGAATAGTAAGCGTCCCACGCAGCACCGCCGGTAGCTTTGCTGTCTTGAATGTTTAAATAGTTGACAGATACTTGACCGCTTGTTTTACTAATAGTAGCTTGTGTTCCTGATACTGTGCTATTTAATGTAACTAAATTGCCAGCCGTACCATTTAAATTTAAATTGGTTACATTAAGCTGTGTTGCAGTTGCCAATAAAGAGATAGTACAAGGCTGTGTTGTATTTGTTAAGGTTGTAATTGTGTTTGAAGCAGATGCTTGACCAATATTAAGTGTTCCAGTACCACCCATAGTAACTTGAGGAAATACGCCTAGTGGAGCATTAAAAAATGTAGTAGCAGAGCTAGTAAATACAATGTTTGAACCTGTTAAATTGTAAGTTGTATTAGTGTTTGAACCAGAAAATCCTGAATTAGAAGTACCGCCAGAAATAGTTACTGTGCTATTAGTTAAAGTTAATGTTTTAGTACCAGTATTTTGAAAGTTAAATATTGCGCAGTTTAATGCATATCCAGCTGTGCTAAATGTTCCACCAGAAAGTGTAAATTGCCCTGTGCTAACAGAAGATGTTAAAGTTAATGGCCCAACTAATGTCAAACTTCCTGCGGCTTGTTTTAATATAGTAGTGTCTAATGAATAACCATTGCTAGTAAATGTTTGGCTATTTGTTGCTGAACTAAAACTAAATCCGTATGTTGCGCTGTTTGCACCAAATCCTGTAGCGACCCCTGCTGCTGGTAATACAAGATTTTGATAAATAATTGCGTTACCTGTACTAGCTGGAACTAAACCGAATGTTCCGGTAAAACCAGTAAAGTCTATTGTTTGATAGCCACGACTTCCATTAATTTGAAAGTTATCAGAACCAGCAGTAATGTAAAAGTTAAGTGCGTTTGCTTCTGTTTGTTGTTGGGCACCTATAATTCTTGTTCCTACAGAGCCAGAATAAGTGCAGTTAATTTTACTTGTGCCCGTGTAAGTAAATGGAACCGTTGTTGCACTACTGCTTGACCAAACACTGCCATTACTACCTGCTACGTTAATTTGTCCTGTACCAAATAAAATATTACGAGGAGCAGCATTATTAGCTGAAAAGAATCCTGTAGTAAGCGTTTTACTGTTTAAGTCTAATGTTCCGCTATTGTAAGTTAATGTCCTACTAGTACCCATAGTCATTGCGTCTTGAAGCTGAACTGTACAACTAGCTAGACTAACAGTTCCAAAAGTAGTTACTGTTCCTGTTGCAGAACTTGAATAAGTAAGTCCTGTATTAGATGATGAAACTACAGTAAAAGTGCCGTTATATGCAGATGGCACTACGTTTGCTACAGTAATTGTTGAGCCGACTGCAGGAAATGTTGAAGTTGATGCATATGTTACTGTGACTGTGCTACCACTACCAGTAATACCAGTAGGGGTTATACTTGCTCCTATAAAAACTGGAAAATCAAGTGTGACGCTGTTGGTGGTAATGTTTTGCTGTGTACTTAAACCAGAAAGAAATGTTGTGTTATTTGTTCCAGCAGTCAATGTCATGCCAGAAGCTAATGTGTAATTTCCATAAACATATATTGTTGAGTTTGCAACTGTATTAGTAGAACCAGAACTAAATATTAAGTTTTTAATAAAACTATTACTTGTTAGAGTAATAGCATCACTTGATGCAGAAAAAGTAAAACTAATAGCACCAAGTTCTCCTACAGCTCCAGCCGTATTTGAATGAGATATTGTTCTTGTACCTGTAGAGCCTGAATAAGTTAAATTAACTTGAGGTGTGCCTGTTAAAGTAAACCCCGTAGCAGTACTCATAGCCCATACAGTAGCAGAATTGCCAGTAAGTGTAATATTTCCAGTACCAAAAGCAATCGACCGAGTATTAGAGTTTGTCGAGCTAAATATTCCGCAACTTAAAGTATTGTTATTTAAGTTTAAATTGCCAGATGTAAAAGTAAATGTTCTAGTTGAGCCTATTGTTAAATTACCTACAAGCTGAACTGTTTGTGTTCCCGACACTGTAATAGGAAAGTCCATTGTAAAACCATTACTGGTTATGTTTTGTTGGACTAAAGTAGATGCAAATGTTATTGTATTAACACCAGCGGATATTGTTGCACCTGAACCACTAGAAGGTAGAGTTAAATCACCATAAATTGTTTTAGTAGTATTTGCAAATGTCCCTGCAAATCCTGTAAGATTTAAGTTTTTAAAAGTTGCTGTACCCGCAGTGGTGCTTGATGTAATTGTGTCTGTTCCGCCAGTAATATTAAAACTCATTGAATTGGCTTCAGATGCACCACCTGGGGATATAGTTCTAGTTCCAGTTGTGCTAGTAGAGTTTAATATACACAACGGAGTACCAGTTAATGTATAGCCACTTCCACCACTAAACATAAAAGCACTATTGCCAGATATTGTGATGCTGTTTGTTCCAAATGCTAATGTTCCTGTAAAAGCATTTATATTTAGTGCATTACATATTGCTGTTCCAGAACCAATAGTTACTGTATTAGCACCTGAATTAGCATCAAAAAATACGTTATCAGCAGTTGTAGGAACGGCCTGACCTCCAGTACCACCAGAAGTTGTTGCCCATTTAGTACCAGCGGTAGCATCCCAAGTTCCTGTACCGCCAACCCAATATCTGTTAGCCATTTATTATTCCTGAAACACAGGGTTATCTACAGGAGTGGTAATAATCTTGTACCACTTATCAAAACGGGCTTGCTTCATTGCCTCAATTTCTTCAGGCGTAAGCGTGTTGTCATCATCTAGGATTAGTGCATCGCTAAATGTGTACCCGTTTTGTGTGATTGTGTAATCAATTACCATTATTGTTGCGCGGTTGCTACTGCGTCCCAAAAAGTATCTTGACTGTTATAAATGCAACCAATATATAAAACTTTACCCGCAACCGTTGTTACCGGCAACGTTACACCAACCGCGCGATACGCGCCGCTGGTAGTTGTCCAAGTAAGTGCTTGTGCGGTTCCGTTATCTTTAATGCGAATAATTAATTTTTGTCCGTCTGTTGGAGTTCCAGAGGGAGTTGCAATTGTTGCCGAAGTTGCCAACGCGGTTACTTCGTATTGAGTAGCCGTGTTTGGAGTTGGTGTAATGGTTGTTGCGGTGGTAATGCTGGCGGTTAAAATTGTTGCGGGGAATCCTGAGTACCCGCTGTATCCTGACGTACCACTGTATCCAGAAGTACCAGAGTAGCCAGAGTATCCAGAGATGCCAGAGTATCCAGAGATGCCAGAGTATCCAGAAATGCCAGAATAGCCAGAAACACCAGATCCAGAATAGCCAGAAACACCAGATCCAGAGTAGCCAGAAGTACCAGAGTATCCAGAAGTACCACTGTACCCAGAAATACCAGAGTAGCCAGAGTATCCGGAAGTACCAGAGTATCCAGAGATGCCAGAGTATCCAGAGATGCCAGAGTATCCAGAGATGCCAGAGTATCCGGAAACGCCAGATCCAGAATAGCCAGAAACACCAGACCCAGAATAACCAGAAACACCAGACCCAGAATAGCCAGAAGTACCAGAGTATCCAGAAATACCAGAATAGCCGCTAAAGCTAGAGTACCCAGAAATACCGCTGTATCCAGAATAGCCACTAAAGCTAGAGTATCCAGAAGTGCCAGAGTATCCAGAGATGCCAGAATAACCGCTGTATCCCGACACGCCGCTGCCGCTATAACCCGATACTCCGCTACCAGAGTAGCCAGAGTAGCCAGAAAAGCCGGATTTACCAGAATAGCCAGAGATGCCAGAGTAGCCACTAAAGCCAGAAATACCAGAGTATCCAGAAAAGCCTGAAGAACCAGAAACAGGACCGACAACCTCGGTTGATCCGTCGCTAAAATAAATGGTTAGGTTACCCGTTGTTGGGTCGTAAATAATATTGGTAATTAATTTGCCGGGCGAGGCAGCATTGGCGATCTGGGAAACAGACGCCTGTTTTGTTACACCATTTTGTACTACAACCGTTTGCTCTATGCCGGTTAGGCTTGTTGCTACGGGTAGTTGCGTTATCGGTAAATTTGCCATTTATTTTATGTGTAAGTAAATGCTCCGTGCAACGTTGCTGTTCCGTAAGTGGAACTGGCAGAAACGTCAACAAGACCGGTTACAATATATGCGGGGGTGGTAGCTACAATTTGTGTTGGTGAATTTATTGTAAACGTTGCGTTTACTCCACCAAACTTGATGTTGGTGATGTTCACAAAATTAGAGCCATTAATTGTTACGCTTGTGCCACCAGCTTTAGGTCCAGTAATTGGACTAATGTTGTAGAGCGCTGGCGATAGTGGGGGTGGTGCGGATATATACTGACTGTTTAGGTTCAAGTCACCAGGAGCACCAGCTTGGCCGTACGGCGCACCCTCAATGTACAAGTTGTCATACTGTACATTGGTATTTGGGGCGCCTTGTTGGTCAATTAAATTTGGAGCAATTGCAATAGACACGTCAGGGCGCGGAAAACGTAATGCAATGTTTTCGGTTTGAAGCGCAGGCAAGCGCCATGGGTCAAAGTTATCTAGGTCGTCCTTACACACCCGCATGCCAGGGAAGTTTGGATCTGGCATGAGGTCCACATAGGCGAACTTCCTATTGCAGCGGTCACAGACCGCTACAGATAGGACAGAGTTACCTCTTGTATCCAAATATACGGGGGGCATTTAGGTGCCTTAAGCGGTTTGACCGTTGTTCTTGATTAAAACACCACCGATGTTTACGCTAGTAACTGCGGCTGTAGCGGCACTGCTTGCAACTTGGAATCTTAAATCTGTTCCGCTAGCATAAGGGAAAGGAAAATGCCTTTGAACTTCATAAGTGGTATTAAATGGAGTTTGTACAATAACTCTTTGCACACCAGAAGAAGCATTTGTTAATGCTCTGTAAGTTGTGTAGTTTGCACTGTTGCCGTTAAAAGACGAATATGCACCGTATCTATACCCATAAAATGTATAGCCGTTAGGTACAGTATACACAGCCATTTGTGACGTACCAATACTGGTGGTAACACCGTTAACAACTTGTGTATTGATTTGTGCGTAAGTTACTCCGCCAGTAGCAAGCGTAATAACTCCTGTAGGATTAGTTGCTGAACCTACAGATACCGAAATGTTATTGATACGGAAATACGAATTAACTGTTGTTACACCTGTTGTACCATTCAAAACCAAATTTTCAGTAAGAAGGTTGTAATTTATATCTAAGCCGGTAATTGCAATGGTAGCAGTATCTGTATTAACGGTACTTACTAATGTCATTGTAGACGCAGACGTAGGAAACACGTAGTCTGTTGTCGACATGTTTTCCCAAACTGTTCTAAATAAACCTGCAGTAGCAGGCGTAGTTCCGTAAGCAAAAATATTTGCAGTATTGTGGCCCATAATTTGGTTACGAGACACTTGAAGTTCAAACGGCTCATAAGCGCCTTGAACGGTTACGGAATGAGGAGGTGATGGATTTTGCTGTAAATTTGTGACGAGTGCCATAATTAATTTCCTTAAATGTTAAACAAGGGGGATTGCTCCCCCTAGGCAATTAATTACGAGTTAGTTAAACCAGCACCGTAGGCAGTGATTGAACCATCAACGTTACGTGGTGTGTAAGATACATCAAATGTGCCGTTCAAAGAACCGCTTGTCAATGTAGTTACTGCAGCTGCTGTGAAAGTCAAAGTAGCGTCTAGTGTACCGATGTTGTTCAAGATTGCTGCAGTAGCTGCAGTAGCTGTTGGAACATAAGAAATAACACCGCCAGCTGCTGTAGGAGTAATTGTACCGATAGTGGTAGTAGTTACAGCACCAGTTGTTGGGTTAGTTTGAGCAATAGCTACAGTGATAACACCACCAACTAAACCGCCAGCTGCAACAGTTTGGAAAAAGCGAATGTTGCTGATAATTGCACCAGCTGGGATTACGTATGGTGTTGCTGTAGTTGTACCAACGTCAGCTGTTGTGAACAAAGTTGTTCCGGCTGTGGTTGTAGTGATTGGGTTAGTAATGAAGCTCTGTTGGTTTACAGATACTGCGCCAGTGTTATCTGGAGCGATTGTGCCGTTGTTTGTTGGGTTATTGCGCTTGAATACGCGAATTGGGCCTGTGAATGTGCTTGACATTTTGATTCCTTATCTTAGTGGGTATCCCAAGCTGTCTCTAAGTCGTCTCGCCGGGAAGTTCAGCGGTCAGAATGGGATGATTCTTCCTATATTTACTAATACGCTAAATTGCTGCAAAGCGCCCTAAAAAACAAAAAAGCCACCTTGTGGGTGGCTTTTTTGGTGTTGCAATGGTTTGGATTACAAACCAGGTGTGCCGTAGATGTTACGTGCATCGTGCCATCCTGTTGCGTATCGCTCAGTGGCTTTATAACGCATGGAGTCAGTCTCAAAATCGCCCTCCATACTTTTTTCCATTGGACGACGCATAACGAGCATGAGACCATTCTCAGCATCAGTCTGAACCCACCAAGCCTTGCTAGAGGACAAACGTGTAACCACGTGTGTGCCTTTAGGCAACATGCCTGTTGATTTGATTGGGTTCAAATCGTTGTCAGCTGTACCAGAACGGAGAACAGACTTGAGGATAACCTCAGCTTGGAACTCGAGTGCTGGTGGAACAACTAACTGCTCTGCCTTCAGGCGGATACGCTTACCGTTGTTGTCAACAGCAGAGCGAATCTGAATCAACATCTGTTCAACAGAAGTTTGGCTCAAAGATGCAGCTGTAGATAACTGGTTAGAGTAAGAAGCGCCGTTAGCGATTGGGTGAGCTGTGTTGATCAAAGTAACGCCGTCGCCACCAACATAACCGCTTGTGAAAGCAAAGTTAAGGATGTTGGCGCAAAGAGTTTCTTTGGTTTCAATCATAGACTGAGCCAAGTGCTTAGCGAAGGTTGAACCGATACGGATGTGATCGCCGTCTTCCATCAAAACTTTGGTCAAGGCATAAGCCAAGCCATAGATTTGGTAGATGAAACGGGTGATGTACAGCGTACCACCTTGGTCGTAGCTAACTGGAGTGCCGTCAGGCATTGCAGGAGCTGCGTTCATACCATAAAGCATTACTTCTTCATGGTAGTTACGTGGAATACCTTGGATCTGTTCAACAAATCCCTTCCACTCGTCGGAGCGTTGTTCATAAACGCCATCAAAGACTTCGTTGATAATCGGTTCGACTACCGCACGAAAGTCGGTACTACGCATTGGGGTTGCCATTGCTTATCCTTTCGTATTAGACTGAAACAGACGCGGCTGCGAACTGGTTATTAGAAATCTGGACTTGAACGATTGTGTAAGCATCGCCCCACTGGTTTGTGTTACCAGCTGGGTATGCTACTTCACGTCCGAGACCAACCACGCGTACTTGACCTTGGTTACCAGAACCAACAGCAGTTGCGAGCAATGCTGTAGTAGAGAAACCAGCACCACCGTTACCGATAGCATAGCCATCAGTTACAGTTGAACCAGAAGTGGTGTCAAAGTTGTACTCTGTGCCTAAAGCAGCAGAAGTTGCAGAACCGTTGATTTGAGCTTCGTATACAAGTGCTGGATCAGTGAAAATCCAGAAAATGATGTTTGTAGAAGCATCAAGGGTTGTTTTAGCAGCGTATTTAGCTACAGAACGACGACCGTCAGAGTTGGTGTACTCTACGCCATCAAAAACGCCGTATACTTTACCGCTAGAAGCAGTTTGGTTGGCGATTGTCAATTGGCCAGAAGAAGTGATCGCTACAGGTTGGAACTGCCAGAAAGACTGGCCAGAACTCAAGCTGTAAGGAGCAGTGTATGTCGTACCAGGTACGTAGGTGTTTGTGCCTACGAATGGAACCGCACGGTCGAGACCGCTTGGATGATATACAGGCTTCAGACCAAAGGGTTGAAATGTTGCGGACATTTATTTTCCTTTGTTTTTATTTTTGAAGAATGTTATGAAAAGCGAACATTACTGTTTGCTTTGGCGGCTTCCTTTTCCATTTCCAAAATACCACCTTCAAGAATTGAACGACCACCTTTGCCTTCTTGAGCAGTGCTCCGAACTTGCGCGGTGATATTACGTTGGTGCTCAAGGGGATCCTCAAGGTGCAACATTTTCATCACTTCTTGATAGATTT